TACTGCTGCCGGAGTAGTTGATGCAAGTAACTACACAGTAAGTGGAAATCCTTTAAGTAGTATCCAAGTGCAACCTAATTGGAATGAAACAGATCCTAATGATCCAAGTTTTATTAATAACAAACCAGTCATTAGTGGAATTGAGAGACTTGCTGATATTCCAGATGTTTTTGCAAACTATCCTTCAGATGGAAGTGTAGTCGATAAAATCTTAAAATGGGACGGATTTAGTTGGCAAGGTGTAGACAATACCGGCGGTGGAGGCGGTATTGAATTAACTGATCTAAGCCTTATAAGTAATCCAGCAAGCGGTAATGGTAGTTTAACTTATGATGATAGCACAGGTGAATTTAGTTTTACACCAGCATTGGTACCAACATCAACAAGCCAGCTTGCTAATGATAGTAATTTTATTACACTTACAGAAGTTAATGCCCAAGGATACATTACAAGAGCAAGTTTAAGTGCAGGTGATCCAATTTCATATAACAGTAGCACAGGTGTTTTTACTTTTGATAATACTAACACACAGTTTGTTACACTTGCACAAGTATTGTTAAACGTAGATTTAGATGCTGTGTTGACAGCAGGCGCACTTACCACGCAAAGTGCTACCTTTGGAACGATTACTGCTAACGGTGCAGGAACTAGTGCTCTTACTAACGCAGAAGTCACTAACTTGACTGTGGTAACAAGTCTAGGTAGTACAAATGGTAACTTTGCAACAACAAATGGTAACATAGTTGCTACCAATGGAGATATTACTGCTGGTAATGAAATTACGGGTAATGAGATGACAAGCACAGTGCGACTCAATACGCCGGAAGTAAAAAACAGTGGAAATATATCTATTGACGCAGGTCAAAATAACAGAGTGACTGTAAATAATTACCTTAGAATTCAGCCTAATGCATCTCGTCCTAGTTCACCACAAACTGGAGATTTCCACCAAACAAATGATTATGCGGAATACTACGTTGCCAACGCTGACGGACAAGGCAACGCAGGATGGTTGCAACTTCCTGCAACTAATGGTACAAGAGGACTTCAAGTTCCTTATTTTACAACTACACAAAGAAACGCTATTTCTAATCCAAGACCTGGAGAAATTATTCTTAACATAACTGACAATGAACTACAATTCCGTACTCAAACAGGTTGGGTAGCACTTGGTTCTTAATAGTCTTCCGTAAGTGATAAATATAAAAAACGGAGAAAAATAATGGCAATCCAAGTTATCAATGTGGGCAACCTTGCTAATGACGGCACAGGGGATGATTTAAGAGAAGCATTTATTAAGGTAAATCAAAACTTTGATGAACTAGATCTAAGAGCTGCAAATGTCGAAGGTGCAAATGTAGGCATAGGCGGCTTCACATTATTCAAAGACAAAGTAGGTAGTACACTTAATTTTAGAGCATTACAACCTGATCCGCTTGCACCTGGCACAGTAGCATTTAGAGTTAGTGATGATGGAAACACATTATTCTTAAAAAGCACACAAGCAACACTAGTTTTTACGGACGGTGTAAATACTATAACAAGCAATGTTAGCGAGCCTATAATATTCCAAGGCGCTGTAAACACAGGCGCAGTGGTGAGTGTTGATAATAATACTAAAACTATATCAATTGATAGTCAATTGGTTAGAGAAAATTCACCGGCAGTGAGTGCAACGTTAAATATGCAACAAAATAATATAGTAAACTGTGGCACAATCAATGGTGTAAATGTAACCGATCTTGCAGATGTTGCATCTCTTGATTTTGGAGGTGTTGGTAATACTATAACAAGTATTATTGATTATTTAAATATTGTAACAGATGTCGATTTCGGAACTGTCACATCTCCGGTTAATGTCACGCTTGATGAAGGCTTGATTGTAAGTTGAGGATGAATTTAAATGTTCAATGTAAGTAATGGATCTACAATTCTAACAATCAATAGTGATGACCAAAGTCAAATATTTTTGCCATTACCGATTACTACAGAGAATAGCACAAATAGTATAAGTCAGTTTATAGCAGAAAATGTAGGACCTAATACACAGGTATACATCGATATGGATAATACCATAGCAGATTTTAATAAAGGATTAGCAGCTTTATTTGCACTTAGCAATGCTAGAGATATACAGACATTAGACAGTGTAAAAATTACTGCAATTCAAAATGCAATGCCAGGATTTTTTTCAAATTTAGAAAAACTCCCCCAAGCAGATAGATTAGTATCTTTATTAACTAGTTACAAAATACTAACAACTGATACTGGTTTGTTAAACGGAAATGGAGAAAAACAGGATTGGGCTAGTGCAAATTTCCAGCCTACAGGTCCAGTTTTATTTGCAGAGAATTTTGATAAAGGACCGTATGCACAGACAGATAGTGTGCTGATAGACGATAGTCCTACATATGTAAAACAATTCAGAGACCAAGGCGGATCAGCATTTAGATATATTTGGTCAGAAATAGTAGATGGCAGTTTACCACCCGGATTAACATTAGTAGATAACACTATTGTCGGTGCACCAGTAAGTCAAAATACAACTACAACTAGTACATTTACAGTTAGAGTACACGACAATGAAGGCTATTATGATAGAGAGCTTGCTATAAAAGTTATTGCTGATCCTACATATACCGTATGGACAAAAGAGTCACCTTACAATTTAGGCAGGTTTTTAGAAAGAACAACAGTTACAATTGATTTACCTATTGATCTTACTGCTAATGCAACTACTAGTGTAATTGCAGGAGACTTGCCTTCTGGTTTGAGATTAGAAAATAATCAAATCAAAGGGTCTGCGTTTGAAGTAAAAAGGCTTACTACTTTTTCTTTTGTTATAAGAGCAACTTTTAATGGCACAATTAGCGATCGTACCTTTGAAATTACTATTGAAGGCGAAGATGCTCCTGAATGGCTAACACCCGAAGGCGATTTAAATATAGGTTCTACATTTACAGAAAGTTTTTGGTTTGATCAAACAAACTCAAACTTTGGTATATATTCTACAATATCAACTGTAAATTACAAAGTAACAGTAGCACCTGGTACTAATCAGTATGGTACAGGTAACAAATATTACATAGAAGGCTTCGATGGCCCTAGTCCTACTTTAGAATTAAGAGAAGGAAATACTTATAGATTTGATGTATCGGACATATCTGTTGCGACTCACGGTTTGAGATTCTCAACTACTCCAAACGGTATTTGGGACAGCGGGCAAGAATATACTGAAGGCGTTACTGTGTTTGGAGTTGCAGGAGCGGAACTAGCCTATGTAGAAATAACTATTCCAGTAGGTGCACCTACTTTATATTACTATTGTATAAATCATTCTGGTATGGGAGGTCAAGCAAATACTCCTGTTAGCTATTCCTCTTACACTAAACAAACAGTTTTATATAATGAAGGTGTTCCTAGTAATACCACTGGTGATAACGGAGAATATTTATTTGATACAGTAAACAATGTATTTTATTTTAAGTATGATGGATTGTGGAAATTACTTAACCAGGATAGTCTAAGAGGTGTTTACGGTAATGACACAATATTAGAAGTTAGCGCAACAAGACCAAATCCTTTAAATGTAGATTTTTGGTTTAACATCAATCCTGATAACAACGGCTTAGATTTAAGATTAACTAGATTCAATGCAAACACAGAAGTATGGGTGCCAAAAAAATATAGTTTAACAAAAACAGCACCAATTGACCCTGAAGACAAAGATGTATGGATTCAGTATTTTGACAATGATACAAGATTAGTATTTAGGTTTTGGGACAGAGACGAATTACAATGGGACGACTTACCTTACACTGCAAGTCCTGTTCCCCCAGAAAGAGCAAGCAATGCATTCTTCGTTTTAGATAACAGTAGAGTAGATTTTGATCTAGAAGTTATTGATCCAGATTTAACAGCTGGAGAAACTTTAACATTTTATATTGCAGAGGGCGACGGAGAATTGCCTCCTGGATTGACTTTGTCAAAAGAAGGTAACATTAAAGGTATAGTAGATCCTATTTTAGCATTAGATTCAGACAATTATGATCCTTATGGGGATAGTACTAGACAACAACAAGGTGTTACTGATACTGAAGGTTTTGATAGTGATCCGTATGATGCACAGTTTTATGGATTCGGATTGCCTAGTAGAAATCCAAGAAAATTAAATAGAGAATATGAATTCTTTGTTACTGTAGCAGATGATGTAAGTGATAACAGAAGGCGTTTTGCTATTTACGTTGTAAGTGACGATTTCCTAAGAGCAGATAACACTATAATGAGATCTGCTACAGGGTTGTTTACAGCAGATGTAACATATCTAAGAAAACCTATTTGGTTAACTAGAGGTAACTTAGGTAGTATCAGAGCAGATAATTATCAAACAATTTTTATTGATGTATACGATCCAAACTATTTGTTAGGCAATGTAAAATATAACATTCGTGAATACAACGATGACGGGTCGAGAAGTATAATTCCAAATGGATTGGATTTTGATACTGATACTGGAGAACTAGCAGGAATAATTCCTTATCAGCCTGCGGTAGAAGTAGATTACAAATTTACAATTGAGGCAACAAGAAGTGAAGCTGATCAAGAAGTATTTGAAATAAACACAAATATTTTTGAAGACACACTTGCAGGTATGACTACAGTAAAAGTTAACAAAATTTCTAGAAGTTTAGATGATGGAGTTGATGATGTAGAAGCACTTAAAAAGACACAAGTTACGATTGAAAATAATGATTACCTTATTGAACAAATAAATGAAGATAATCTTTTATACGATACTTTACAATTAGGTTTTCCATTACTACCGAGTCCTTTTCTAAAGCCACTAACATTAAGCACTAATATAACTATTGGCGATAGTATTGCTTTATTTTACAGAAATAATTTAACTGAAACAGAAATAGCACAATGGGTATCAAGAAACATAAATTATGGCACCACAGCTAATTTTGTTAAAGAAATTAATTTTGTAAATAATTATAGATTCGTAGGCGAAAGTAATCAAAGTTTAGGAATTAATTTTACAGGAACAGGAATATCAATTATTCCTGGTGAGCCAATTCAAACATCTGTAAAACGTGCTTTAAGTAAAGTTGCAAATATAGATGAAGATTTAATTATTGTTGACGCTACTGACTTAACAAGCATAGTTGTGAACATTCCACAAACAGCCCTAACGAACAATAGAAACTTGCTTGAAAGTGTATTTGAAACTGAAGACAGTTCTCCAGTTTATAGTGTTGTAGACGAAGATACTGTTAAAGCATTATTTACAAATAGTTGGACCGTGAATGTAGCAAAAGATACGCAATTTGCATTAGGTGCTATTAAAGATAAAAGTATTACCAAAAGAATTTTAGAAACACAAAGTGAATTTACTAGTACTAGTAAAACATTTACCCTAAAAGTTTTAGGTAATGTTGATAGTACAATTAGATGGATTACTCCAGAAACATTACCTTCCTTAGGCGCTAATAGAATAAGTTATTTAAATGTTCAAGCTGAAACAACTTTAGAAGGTGCTAATCTAAGATATGATTTAATATCAGGAAAATTACCTGTTGGTTTACAATTAAAGCGTAATGGCGAAATAACTGGAACAGTTAAGCAATTCGGTACTACTGCTGATCCCGGACTAACAACTATAGATGATAGAACTACTACATTTGACGGTACTAGCACTACATTTGATAGAAAATTTACATTCAAAGTTTTAGCAAGAGATAGATTTGGTTATAGTGCATTATCAAGAACATTTAGTATTACCATTATTGATCTTGATACAAAATTATACAGCAATGTTTATATGCAACCATTTTTAAATACTGCACAAAGAAATTTATATAATGAATTTATTAATGATTATACAATTTTTGATGCAAGTTTAATTTATCGCCCATATGACACTAATTTTGGATTACAAAAAGATTTACGTACACTTGCTTATGCAGGAATTGAACAAAAAAATATTGAAAGTTTTGCTGCTGCGGTTACATTAAATCATACTAAGAAAAAGTTTACATTTGGTAGTTTAAAAACTGCTGTTGCTAAACAACCCGGAACAAATGATATTGTATATGAAGTTGTATATGTAGATGTGATTGACCCTGGCGAACCAGAAACCGGTGAAACACAAGACCGAGCATCTATACGCACAGGTACAGATTTAAAAATTAACCAAGTAAAAAAAGAAGCAAGAGATGACGATAGTGCAAAAGCACAAGGTCAAGGATTTTTTAGTATCAGCACTAGAAACGGGGTAATTATAAAAGTTAGAGACGAAGCAGGCCTACTAATTAAAACAAGAGCAGGTGATTTAACATTACCTACAAACGGGGGTATTGCAATTATTGGTAGAAATGGTACAGTATCAGTACAGACAACCAGTTTATCAAATGATGCAAGTGGCGATCCGTATCGCTTTAGACCAAACGGTGATGTAGTCACTGTTGATCAAACAAGTGTAATCACAAGTCAGTCAAAAGATAGATTTAGATATCTTAGCAATATTGGAACAATGCGTAAACGTATTGCTGCCATTGGTGCTAATGAAAGAGAATTTTTACCATTATGGATGCGTACTGCACAAGATGGAAGTTTATCAGAAATTGATTATGTAACAGCATTACCATTATGCTACACTAAGCCAGGTGGAGCACAAACAATTAAAGAAAATATAGAAAACGCTAAGTTTGACTTTAAGCAAATAAATTATGAAATTGATAGATATATTGTTGATAAAACAGAAAATAATAATCAAGAAACATTTATTTTATTTCCACGTCATTCTTTTAACAGTGGTTAGTAATTAATCATAAATATATAGAGGAAAAGAATTTATGGCAAGTAATATTATATCGCAAACAATAGACGACACGTATCCAATTGCAGGGGTTGATAACGACACCCAAGGATTTCGTGACAACTTTAACATTATAAAAACTGGATTAGCAACTGCTAATAGTGAAATCACAACTTTGCAGGATAATACTGCCAAAACTAATGTTACAACAACATTTAATAATAACACAATTTCAAATGTAAATTTATTAAGTAGTCAAAAAGAGAGTGTCGAATCAAATGTTTTGGGTGATACTTCAATAACATTAAGTTTTCAATCAGGACACTACTTTAGACTTGTAAATATTAACAACACTATTACTGTAACTTTTGATGATTGGCCAGAAACAAGCAATTTTGCCGAAATGGTTGTACACTTTTCGGGTAACGGTAGTGGTACACAAGCTGTAACCTTTGCAAGCCCAGGAGCAGCTAACATTTATACAGATAACAACGGTGCGTGGACAAATAGGGCAATTAATGTTCCTGCTACTGCCGATCAAAGTATTTCAGTACGTGCGTGGACATACAACAATGGTGTTGATGTGTATATGGAATACCAAGGCCAATTTGTAACAACAACATAATGCATCCATTAATTGATGACTTAAATAATTTTACGGACACACAACTTCAAGAAAAAGTTGTAACTTTACAAAAAAGGTATTTTACAACAATGAATGTTGAAGTTCAATCGCAAATTAGTTTGTTAATAGACACATTCCAAATGGAAATTGAAACTAGAAACAGAAACAAAAAAAGGGATCAAAGTCCGGATAATGATCTTGACAATTTGATAAATGTATCGTAATATACATATATGCTTATGAAAACAGATGAATTAGGTATTCCACGATTCTCTAACCGTGATTTGTTAGATATGATTTATAGTGGCAATGTAGAAAAATGCCACGTGGTTCTATGTGACGAATCAGACGATGTAGACAAGTTTAACAAGGCTATGGAAGAACAGGGTCTTGACAAATTACAAAAGTATATTCCATTAGATGTAGATCAAAAAACTTTTGACGGTGTATGTCAAAGTGAATGGTTTATGCCTGATGAATACAAAACACTTGGATACGAAAGTTGGATAGCATCACGACTTATGGAAAAACTACAAATAGATAAGATTGACACTACGACATTACCAGAATGGAAAAGAGTAGAAGAGGAACTTGAAGCGTTTAGAGAACGCGGTATGGTGGACTTGCTACGCTATATGATCTATCTTGTAGACTTTATGCGTGAAAATGATATTATATGGGGTGTAGGACGTGGATCAAGTGTAGCAAGTTATGTATTATACTTAATTGGCGTACATCGTATTAATAGCATTAATTACAATTTAGACTGGCGTGAATTTTTACGTGACTAAATATATACTATATTAGGAGAACCCTATGGCTATGAAACCAAAGACAAAAAAAGTTTACAGATCAATGCAAGGTAAAATTGTAGATATCGATAAACTTATCAAAAGAAATGAACTTACCCCTGCTGTAGGAAATGCTCGTGTAAATGCCCGTGGTGACGAACTAGGCGCAGGCGGTAAAATTATTCGTAAAAGAGAAGAAGTTGTTAGAGATTATTATGACGGTAGCAGACCAGTTGCCGACGAAATTCCTACTAAATCGACGGAATCTTTAACATCGGCAGAAGCAGCTCAAATAGCTGAATTTGACGACGAACCTGTTCCGCCTAAACCAGTACCAAAGCCGGCGGTAAAACCTGTCCAAAAGAAGGCAGAACCAAAAACTGTTGAAGAAGTAATCGAAGAAGTCTCGGTCGAAGATGATTGGATCGAAGACACTGAAGGAAATTTTGTAAAGAAAGGTAACTAATGAGCTCAG